CAACAAGTAAGATATTGGAAACCAATAACTTTGATAAGAAGTCACCATTTTAAGATAAGGGTTAAATTTGATTTCATGGTTGTATTAATCCCCTTGGTTTTTGACCTTGGGGATTTTTGTTAATGCAAAAGGTGACAATACTTGCCACCCTTGCAATCCAAACCACAAAACAAACACAAAATGAAACGCAAGGGTAAATGTATCAAAAAATATTTGTAATTCTTGCGATTTGTCCATGTTCTTTTGAATGCAAAAAACCTTCGATTGCTTTAGGTGCATGAACGTATCCATTACGATGATGCCATGAGTCTGCCCCCGATGCAGAACGTAAAGATTCAACCGTTACACCAATAAAATCCTTAGAAGTTTTATGATGCACATGGTGTGTATAAACATATCTATGTTTGGTAACTCCCCAATGTTCTTTTGCCTCCTCGGCCATTAATAATCCTAAATCGGTAATTCTTGCACCATCACCATGAGTTGATCCGATAAGATTGTTATGATACCTATAATATTTACGATGGTTAATCGAACAATCAAATGTTATTGAGTCATCAAGCCTAAACCATGATTGGATAATGTCGGCCAAGAAGAACCCATTGGTATAATCGTGATTAGAAGGATTATATGTAACATGAACTTTAGCTATTAAACGAAGCTTTTCAATGACTTCTACATAAAGTTGTTTAGCTAATAAGAAATTCTCATACCACATTCCATCGGTATCTTGTGGAGTGCCACTTGTAGTGGTTCTCTTAGGTGTATCAATATGCAATATATCATTACCAATAATTAGTAATATTTGATCAATGTTAAAACCTTTGACTTTATTAAGAATACCATCTACCCCTTCATGCACTCTTTGAACCGCAATATTAGAATTATAGTCTTCCCCAGTTTCAAAAGCAGTAGCTAATTTACCAATGTGAATATCAGCAGGGTCAATAACAAGTAAATGACAATCTACATTTTCTTCATAAACTATTTTGTTATAATTAGGAGAATGCTCATTCATTGAAGAAACAATTTCTTCTCTTAAATCTTCATAAGTCTTTTGGGCCTTGTCTAATCTAACGGCTACGGAATATTCTTTAGTCTTATCCCAATAAAGAGTTACATCGTTGACATCTATTCCCCTTTCTTGACAATGAGATGCAAGACCTTCGTGATTTTCTGAAATCTTTGCTTTATCTTCATATCTATTATATGACTTGCGTAATGTTTCTGGGTTATAGTTATATTTCTTACCTATAATTCTCGTTGCATCATGTTTGCTTTTTGCACCGCCACTATTGAATAATTCAATAGCCTCAATGATCATTTGTTTGAATCCCGGCATTATTTGTTTTGTTAGCGTGATAATAGAAACCTAAAATATAAGTATCCTATTATAATTAAACTCTCAATTAAAATTGTAATGATTGCCCACGAAGGAATAATGTTTCTTGTAACAATTTTAGTAGAATTTTGTGACAAATTAGTTTCCTTATTACGATACTTTTTTTCATAAACACTTGCAATAGAATCAATATCTATTGTGGCTTTAATACTTCCCTTGTAAGACCTTATAATAACCTTGCCTTGTGGTAGTGTTATCTTTGAGTAGAAAGTCGTTAAGATGCCAGCAGAATCGCAAGGATTGTCAATTGTTAGTGTGTCATGGATAGCATTATACTTGGTAATCACTTTGTAATCACGAATAGTATCAATTCGTATCTTTTCGGATACAATAGTAGTTACCTTAGAAGGCTTACAAGATATAATGCAAGAAAGTATAAACAAAAATGTTAATTTTTTTATGCTAAATAATGATAAGTAATTCGGCAAATTTCCGAGTTTGGCACGTTTATTTTCCATTAAAGTATAATTGAGATTCAGAAAGCCTTCTATTAATTAATCCTTTTGATATTTTACCAGCACTATATTTATACTTAGCAAATTCGTTTGCAATAGATGGATCATTAGGATTAATATTTACTTTTTTAAGTAATGTAGATTTCTTTAATGTAGGCCCACCAATATTATAACATAAAACACAAAGTGCATCAAATTGATTTTGATTAATGTCATCCCTACAAAAAGAATCAACATCCTTTTCATAAGAAACTAAAAGAGCCTCCAATAGTTCGGTGGCTCTCTCTTGTGTTATTGGGGAATCGGTTAATTTAACTTTAGTACCATCTTCGTAATAAGTACTTCCGTAACCAATTGTTGGAACTTTCGCTGGGCATAGATAAGCCTTAGCTTTAAACCCTTCGTATTTCTTAATTAACTCTAATCCAAGATTACTGATCTTTGTGATTTTCATTAAGCTTTGCTCTTAATTCAATGTTTTCGGTTCTTAAACCATGAATCTCGGTTGTCAATGTTTCAACCTTAGTCTTCAATTCAGCAACCTCAGTTTTCAATTCTAAAGCAGTTTCTCGCCATAACTTAATTGCATCGGATACGTTTTCTATTTCGGTCTTTTGTACCTCTACATTCTCTTTCTTTCTTCCTATAAGCCAACCAAAGGCTCCAGATAAAAGAGAAACCACACTTGGTAAAATAGTATCTTCTAAATCAAAATTCATCTTATTTATCACTGATTAAAGGTTCAACATTACTTGCAATTGTTTCATCAACAATCTCACTTGTAGTTTGGTAATTAACCTCAGTAGGAGTTGCTAATTTTTCTTTTGTTTGTAGTTGGGCCTGCTCATCAGCAAAGAATACCGGAGAGTCATCTATAACAACACCTTCGGTTTTAATGATATATTGTAAGATAAGGTCATCATTCGTACCCCACTTAGCCACAAGGGTATTGGGTAATACTAAGTTCTTAGTGTACATAGATGAGCCATCAAATGTTTTGTATTCCAAGAAGCAAGTTTGATTGCTACCAAATAGCACATAAAATAAACGAATATGCAAACGAGTTGCAATAGTACCAAATGCCTCAATAGGCTTTATACGAACGATGTAATCCATATCTTATAATTTTATTTCTTCTTCTATTTTAAACTCTACTCCACTAACCCATCCATTAAGGAAAACATATTGATCCAACTCAGCTGGGTTATTAATAACAATTGTTTGATAATCAAACTCTTTGTCATTTAATTCTTTTATTTGTTTGCTTAACTTAGCAAGGTTCTCTTTAGAATAACTATACTCACCCTTCTCATCCATGATAACATTATTCTTATCATCACAAGAAGCAGAGTCTAATCTTAAAGCATCTCTTTCTTCATTATAAGCATCTAAATGGGACTGTAACTTTTTACGAATAATCCCTAATTTCTTTTGACCTTTAGTTTCCTCATTGTAGATATTACCAGCAATGTAAGCGACAACCATAAATAGGTCTTTGTACGATTTTTTCATTTTGCTTTGTTTGTTTATTAGTTTATGATACTTATCAACCATATAAATATTGATTACACAACAAATATAAGTTAATTATTTTAATATTAGCAAGTTATAAAACTTCCATTGTTTGCATCAAAGTCTACAATGATATTAACATTAGAATCATAGTAATAAGGATTGCCCCATTGGTAAGCTATTGCATTTGAATTAGTAATATTACATTGGCCAAATAAGCTATAAGTTACACTTGCATTATAATTAGCTAAACTAAATCCACTTGGGAACATTTCATATCCACTCATTGCAACTCCAGAACCAATTGTAGGATAAACTGTAACTATGAACCAATCCTTAGAGTAATCACTAATAGTAAATCCGTAAAAACTTGTAGATGCTCCATTTAAATCTAAAGCAAATATATAATTAGCTAACCAACTATTGTTTGACCCAAAGAATCCACAAAATAATCTTAAATTAATCTTGGCTCTACCAGCTACATTATATTGGGTAAATGAGTTTGTATATTGATTATTATTATAATATAAAATAAATTGGTGTGATGCAGTTTCTACACCCAAGAATCCAAAATTGACAATTTTATAATCTACATAACCAATGTTATAAGTACCCGGTGATAATGTAGTATTGTTAGTAAACTCCGTTCCATTATAAGTCCATCCTGCATTATTTGATCCACCGCCAATAGGATATATTGAGCTACCATAAGCCTTACCTACCCTAACACTATTGGTTGCTACACTTGCATTGTTAATTGTAACACTTATGCTATGTCTAATAGTATTGTCATCAACTAAATGAACCGCAAAAGTATTACTACTTGCCCTAAATATTGGGTTAGCATTATTGGTTTCAATAAAGTTACTAAACGATGGTTGTGCTGCGGGCAATATTGTAACCGAAGCATTAGCCGAAACACTATTCCCACCACCACCAGTAACATTAGCATTATTAGTAAATGTACCACTTGCGTTAGCGGTTAGTGTAATATAAAAGTCATAAGTAGAGCCAGTTGTTAAAACATTATTAGTATAAAAGTTAATTGTACTTCCCGATTGGTAGACAGTCCAACCAGCGGGTTTAGCATTATTAGTAATAGTAAAGTCATTACCTACATTATCACTTAGGGTTACGGTTCCCGAAGTATTATTATTTTGCACTCCTAATGTTACCTTCCATTGCATTGACCCATTTACATAAATAGGAAGTGGACTATCTAATATCTTAGTTAAGGAATAAGTTGGTGGGTTGCAATTACATGAACCATTAGCATTAGCTACCGCTTGTCCATTAGCATCTAACCAATTGTTAGCATCGCTTGTAGCTAAAGAATTAGCATCATCTTGTGATATACATGAAGTTCTTGTAAATGAAGGTGATGTCACGTTGACATAAGTACCACTACAAAATTGCCCACAATCATTCTTTTGGATAGACCTTGTTAAGCTAATGGTAGAACTAAAAACACTTGCATTGGTAGTGGTTGTATTTGAATATCTTGTACCCTCAGTACCTCCACCATAAACATTAGCTTGATTGTAGTAAGCACCAACCGCACAATTTACTATCTTAACAATAATTGTAAAATCATTATAGGAACTATTAGGTGCTAATACATCATACCTTGTAGCTTGAATAGTTGAACCAAATTGATTTACATTCCACCCGGGTGCATTGTAAGTCACAAATTGCATATTATCGGGCAACACATCGGTAACCACTACCGCTGATCCATTGGTAGCACTATTGCCAGTATTAGCAACGGTTATCGTAAGGTTAAAATTAGTATTAACATTAACATTACTTGGTGCTGACTTAGTAATTTGAAAGAATGGTATTAATTGTGATTGAGTGTGATTATAATTATACCACTCTGAAACCGAAGAAGGAGTTACACCATCGGGTTTATAAGTACTATAAGGGTTTAATGCTACATACCCCCCCGTTTCTGCGGTGGTTATGTTAAGGATAGAACCACTTGCTCTTTGTAGTTCTACCCCTATTTCATTAAACGATAATGCACCATTTGAGGGTAATGCCATTACGCAAGTTTAGACTTTAATGTATTTATTTCAGCTTGTTGAGTTTTAACCCTTTTCTTTAATTGAGTTATCTCACTTTCGTGACTCTTAAATCCTTCAATTAGTAATGGAGTTAATTGATTATAAGAAACTCCTTTAATGCCATCGTTACCAGTACTAACGGCATAAGGTAGTATCTTCTCTACTTCTTGTGCAATTACTCCATATTGATGCGAATCATCTGACTTCCATTGATAAGCATAACCATTTAATGACATCAATTTATCAATTGGATTGTCAATTAATTTTAAGTTTTTCTTTAATGTTAAATCGGAGTTGGCGGTTATATTTCCCGTTGCGTAAATAGTACCCGAAACATAAAGTTTATATCCATTATCAGCTATAGTACCAATTAAAACATTTCCCCCGCCTGTAATAGAAAATCTATTTGCTGGATTAGCAATACTATATATATAAAAACCATTAGATGGGGCAATATCACCACTATTATCAGCTTTACCAATTTGCCATCCATAACTTGCACCAGCACCAAAATTCATAGTAGCATAAGAATTTGTAGTGTTTGATATTGTTAATTGTTGCCCCATTGTAACTACTCCAACTTTACTTACTGTAAATCTTGTAGTAAGTCCTGTAACATTTGATCCAATAGCACCTATATTGCCCGTAGCTAATTGAAGTGTTCCATCACCTAATTGAAAATACGAAGGCACCTGTGTTGTGCTATTTAATATTTTATAATTAGTTCCATCATAATATGTATTTGAATACAATGCAATATCTGTTTCTGTAGCACTTGTTGCAGAAACTATTGACCCACTTACTCCAACTTGTATTGCCCTAAAAATAGACCCCCAAGTGCTTGGCACTACACCAATTCCTACGTTGCCAGTAGCAGTAATTCGCATACGTTCTGTAGATGCAGTTGCAAAGTTTAAAGTATTTGCAGCAGCTAAATACATTCCGTTTGTTGGAATTGTTGCCCCACTTGGTATGAAAGCAGTAGCAGTAACACTACTTGTAAATGTGGCTGCACCCGTAGAGGCTATGGTAAGTCTTGGAGTAGATGCTGTATTAAATATTATTTGCCCTGTTATTGATTGTGCATCTATTGTATGTGTATCTCCTGCATTTGTGGTAGTAGATGTACTAAACTTTAATTGTCTTGCCACATTACCCGAACCACCTAAAAAATACGTTCCAATAACTCCATCACCTAAATAAAATGTTCCATTTGTTGCCGTAATACTACTTGAAAATGTGGCTGCACCACTCACCCTTGCAGTACCATTAACATCTAATTTAAACCCTCCATCAGTAGTTGTGCCTATTAAGACATTGCCATTACTTCTAATTCGCATTTGCTCGGTAGCTGGATTGGTATTTAATACACCACCTACTTGAGTGTAAAATGCCATAGATGTACCCGTTAATAAATCTGCACCATTATTATTTATAATTGCTATTCGAGCAGCATCATACTGCCCACTATTATTAGAATCATCAATTGTAGTAAACCCAATACCTCCAAATGAGTTTTGTCCTACTGATAATGATTGCCTAACCATAGCAATATTAAATGTAGGATACCATTGGTTGACACCCATTTCATCACTAATAATTTGCACCGTAGAATTAGTAGCAGAGAAATTATTATTATATGTCCCAACTCCTCTTACTTGTAGTCTTGAAGTTCCCGAAGTAGTTCCAATGGATATATTACCAGTATCATTAATTGTAAGTGTATCTGCCCAATAACTGCCCGTACCTCTTTGTAATTTTAAAATACCAGCATTTGTTGCCGATGGATTACTGGAGTTTATAAATTTAAATCCATAATAATCAGATAAAGAATATCCAAGTTGTAAACTTGAATCTACTACACTTCCAGTTGTGTTATTTGCTATATGTAATTGACTTCTTGGCGTAGTAGTTCCAATTCCTACGTTACCATCAACATTGATACGCATTCGTTCAATAGTAAAAGTAGTAAATACTAAATCATTTGTTACACCACCTAATCTTGGTGCAACCGTAGTATTTAAATCAAAAAATCCTATATTCACTCCAGCAACAGAACTTCCTAGTGCTAAATTAGCATTGCTTGATGAAGTTATAAAAGCTTTCCATCCAAATGTTGAAGTATTTCCAACTCCAAAATCTCCATTAATAAAAACACTACTTGAAAACGAAGCACTTGTTCCACCTAATGCACCCGTTAAAGTACCTCCCGTTAATGGTAAATATCCGCTTAACGCAGAACCATAATTGGGTATATTTAAAGTATTTGAACTAAATGTTGCAGCGCCCGAAGTACCCGTTGTTGTTAAGGATATGGTGGCTTGTTTAGTGTTAATTTGAGTTTGGATAGCACTTGTAACACCTTTTACATAAGATAATTCCGTAAGTGAAGGATAGGTAGCAACTCCTAAGCTTGCAATAGTAGATGCAGTATTAAAATAAGCTAATTCATTAATAGTACCCGTTCCCGTTATATTATTAGTAATAATAGTTTGGTAAGTATTTGCTGCGGTTGCAATTGTTAAATAAGTACTTGATGCACTTGAAGTAGTTAAGTAAACATTATTATCTACCGTACCATTAGCTTTTAAGAATTGCGATGAAGTACCACCAAGCATAATTAAACTATTGGCAGTTAATGAATTAGGAAATATTGAATTGCCACTTTCATCTAATATCTTAACCCTTCTTAATACCGTACCCGTTGTATAAGCATTGCCTGTATATTGTGTAGCATAAATAGGCTCAGTTCCATCATCACCCGTAGCAATTTCAAGATACCCTTGACTAACACCACTCGCATTTGCACCAATAAACCAATTGTCATCAGTTCCCATTGATCCATAAATACCACGTTTAAGATTTGTAGTATCAGAGAATTGAATACTGCTTGTCATTAATCCACCACTTAATGGTAAATAACTTGTATTATCATAAGATATAGTCGTACCCGTAGCCTTAACAAATCCTGTACCATTTAATAAAGTTTTATTATTAAATGTATTCCAATCGGTACTCGAAAGATAGCCATTAGAAGACGTTGTAGCTTGCGATATACTATATACACCATTTAGGTAAGATAATGGTGTGGTGGCACTAAATAGTGCCTTAATCGAAGTGTCCGTTCCATTGTAAGGAGTGTAACCTAACACCGTAGCAATAGATTTATTTTCCCATAACCCAGTTGTTGTATTATAGAATAACCCATCGTTATTAGAAGGATTTTGAGCCGACACATCGTGTAACTCATCCATCTCATACCCATTTTGTATTTTAACTTCTATAACTCCTAACGAAACGTGTGAACGAGCAACAACACCCACATATACCAAATGGTTAGGTGCATATTGTTTAGTTGCCGTATAAGCACCTGCTACACTTGGAGAAAGATATAATTGTTGGCCTTCAGAAAATGCTGAAGTATTAAGGTCAATAACCGATCCCGCAATAACCACATTACCTTCGGCATTGTTAGCCAAAGTTGCTTGAAGTAATCCTAATGTTTGTGCCGAGGAAGCATCCGAGTTAGCTTGTGCTAATGCAACAGTTGGTTTATTTCCCGTTGCACCATTGATATAAACAACACTACCCTTTGGCATTGACACACCACTACTATTCCTAACAGTAATCACCAACTTATCTGCGGAGGCTAATAAAGGGAATGTTTGTAATGCACCAGTTCCATCTACATATTGCAATGTTGTACCCGCAGGTGTGGCTAACTTATTATTAAAGGTATTCCAATCCGTAGAACTTAAATATCCATTAGTAGATGTATTAGCTTGTGTAATCACAAAGCTATTAGTTCCACTATTATAACTTAATGGAGCAGTACCACTTGGCTTAGAAGATAAATCGGTAAATAATCCCGATGTGGCAACGGTGGCCAATGTTGGCTTACCCGTTAAATCGGCATAAGCACCACTTGTAGCTACGGTGGCTAACCCGGGGGCCGTACCAAAGTTTAACTCATTGATATACGTTTTACCCGCAAACTTTGAGTTATAAATAGAATCAGTAGTAGCACCATTGAAATATAAACGATTAGATGTTTGAACTAATTGAGTATATGCTCCAACACCCGCAGGGCCCGTAGCAATAATCATATTCATCACCACATTGTTAATGTTAGGTGAATCGGGATAAACACGAACATTACGAGTATAAGAAGGATTCCATGCTTGACCATTAACCCTTATCCACACATAAAAATCAGTCATTGCCGTAACCGTAACCACCAAGTCGGGGTTATCGGTTTGGAATGATGTTGGTGTTGTTGCGGGAAAGGTGCTACCTAATGTATATCCATAGTCAATGTTACCCGCCGTAGGCATTGGTACAAATCCCGTTGATGTATATTCCGCAAATACTCTTAATGTTTTAGTTGCCATCTTTTAATCTTCTTTTTGTCCTATTGGACTTATCCAACAATCCTCCGTATAAACTTTTGTAAAGTAAGCCAAATTTACATTATCTCCTCCACTACTACAACACAAATGCTTTTCTAAAGTTATCCAAGCATCGGCATCTCCCGTTTGTGTATCTAATGTTGTCCATACAAGTGATGCGGGAGCAACTCCTTCTAATTGTAGTGAATATTTAAATGTAATTACACTACCAATCTTTTGTATTTGCATCCACACTCCTTGGTGAACACCTATATTCGTTGTAGCTATCGTATTTGTAATACTATTTGTAGATTCTCTTTGGAATACTTTTATGTTGTTATCTCCTTGCACCATAATGCCCATATAAGCCACGTTTGCATTAGCTTGGATACGAAGTTGTAATCCAGCTTTAGCACCGCTTGTAGTGCCTGCAAATGTGTTTAGATAGGCTCTTAACGTAAAGTCGGAAAGTGTTTCGCTCCAACCATAAATATACCCCGTATCCGAAGCATCTGCAAATACACCACTTCCATATATCTCAATGGATGATCGTGTTTTATATTTAAAATAACCTATTGTCCTTGGCATATCTATTAAGCGTTAAAATCATCCATAAAGAAGGCAACGAATCTATCGAAGATTGTACCATAATCACCCGCTTGACCTAAGTCTGTACCTACACCGTTACGGGATTTTTTTTTTGATTCCGACACCTTTGTCGCAATTAATAACCCACTTTGGTCGTATCTTGATATGGTCATTTGGCCCGTAATCTCATTGGAACTGAGTTCCATCAATACGACCTCCCCCGTATTATCCCTTTCATTCATTTTAATTGACAATGGCCAAAACTTCTTAGAGTTTAAAGCACCTTGCAATGGGAACTCATAAATAGCACCATATTGCAATCCCTTGCCTATTAGTGTACCTGTGAATATATTTCTATAATCAGAATATTGATTTAGGATATTACGAGCCGTTAATTCATTAACACCATACTTATCTTCTTCTTCTCTTTCATACCAACCTCCGGTACTTGGATATGTAGGCCCAAGTACACTTGGCACAGGCCATGTAGATGGAAAATAATCACCACTATAAAATATTTGAAGGTTTGAATAATCACTAAGAGTTGTTACTCCGTTAAGTGTAAAAGCATCACCCGCATAAACAACCTTTTTAGGTGGGATAATTGAGGCATTCTTAATATTATCAATCTTTGTTATTTCCTTATCGGGCAATGTACTTCCCTTAGGGGCATTAAGCAATATTTGGTTGTACCATGTTTCATATCCACCACCACTTGATTGTGCATATAAAACTAAGTCAACGGCATAACTTTTGTTATTATATTGACTAAAAGCATCTAATACATCTGGGAATGGGAATGATTTACTATAAATATTCATATCCTCGGTTGGATAATTAACCGCCTTAGTATATATATAAGGTGATTCTTGCCAAGTATCATTACCAAAATTGTAATAATATGTTTGAAAAGAAGTTATATAAGGGATTGTAATACTTAATCTAAAAGATGGATTATTGGTTTCCGAAGTTATTGATAAATTAAATCCTTCATTCCAACCAGCACTCATGCCAGCAAACCCAACACTACCAGTAGACAATAACGATGTTAATGCTAATATGTATTTATCTGCAACCGCATCATAAACTAAATATGTTTTGGGTGTACCTAAGAATGATTTAGTAAATCCTTTAAATAATGTTTCGGTATAACCGGGAACCAATAGCGACATTCCTGCGGTCTTAGTAATAGGTGTTGCCGTACCATTCCACAAAGTAAAATCACCATTAATAAACTTGTTACTACCATATTCATATTCAACTTCCATGTACTTATAAAACCTTCTAATCTTTCTTTTAGGCTCGGCAACAATCAGAAAGTTTGTGCCATGAACTAAAGTAGGAATAGTAGCCTTAGTAGAAGTATTTATTACTCCTTGATTAGAAAATTTAGTAGCTTGATTAACCCCAAATGCTAAATCCTTTGGTTTAACAAAAAACCATTGACCTGCATTCTGATAAACAAACGCATTAAATAAATTGCAAATATCTAATACTAGATCAACATTATCCTTAAACTCAAAGTTGTTATCTCTTAACGCAGCGGTATAAACATAAGTTTGTTCTAATGGAGTTGAATAAGCGGTTTTGGTGTGATTCTCATTCCATACCTTAGCTAACACATTTAATCCATATTCATATCCAACACCTTTTAAAGCATTAAATACTACCTCAAATAAACTCAATATACCCGCTGGATATTTATTATTAATCTTTAACTTTTGGTTTTTTAATGAACCTAATCCATCAATAGTTTTAAACTCAATGGCAGGATACTTTAAGAATATATCTTCTTCGCATAATTCGGGAGAAACAAATCCACTCCAAAATAATACCGCATCACGATAGTATTCTAAGAAATATTCTTTTTCATCTTCGCTTATGATTGAATCCATATTAATTACACCACCAAGAACCTTGAAGGTTAATGATGATCCTTTTAATGGATAGAATATATCATCATCGGCAGTTGGGTAATCAATCTCTACTGGACTAACTTGTCCATGAGGTATTGTATAAATAGAGCCATTATAATCTTTTTTTAAGATTAATACTTTCCCGGCAGTTGTTAATAATGTACCAAATGGATTACAAGTTCCATCAAATTCAAATTGGTAAATAGTTCCGTATCCTGTCATTATCTTCCTGTAACTCTAAGTGTTGTTTCTAATGATTTATTAATCGAATAACCCGTTTGTGTTGCGGTAATTGAACCAGTAAGGTCTACCATTAATCTAAGTGATTGTGTGGCATAAGATGACCCACCATATTGATAAGATGAACCACTTGCTTTACTTGCAATACTTGGTGTTGCAATTGCACCACCCGATGTTCTAGCTTGTTGACTTGTTGAGATTGATGATCCAAGTTGTTTCATTGCAGTTCCAGTTGCAATAGCTACAAGACCACTTGCAATTAATGTTGTACCCTTTCCTAATGGATTAAGTGCATCATTAAATACCTCTTTTATTAATCCCGCAGCAACCGCAGCACTACCAGCCTTTACCAAATAATCACCAACGGAACTAAGTAGCATAGCCCCTAATGCAGCAAATGAATCTTGAATTGTCATTCCACCCGATAAAACGGAGCCAGCAATCTCAGCAAAACCTCCTGCTAAATTATTTGCAAAATCGCTTTGTGCGGCATATAGTGCATTACCAAGCCTATCTAAGTTTGCTGCTTCATCCGCTGATTTAGCGGCATCCATTGCATCTTGAATTTGTTGCCCCGTAGTACGTTTTCTTGTATCTGGCGGGACTTTCATATACTTTGCCCTTGCCTTTTCTCTAAAATCTACTTTTTTATTTTCCGAATCAAAAATAATTGCATTTTTGGCATCTTCATATTTTTTAGTAATATTAAGAATATCAATGCCTTCTTTATCGGCAAGTTCTTTTTTAACTTTATAATCTTTTATTAATTCATCAAGTCTTTTAATATCATTATCTTTCCACCAAGCATTAATAACCATGCCTGCCTCTTTATTCTCCTTGATTAAAGCCTTTAACTTATTACCATATTCTTTTGTTTGGAAATCAATGCCAGGTATTATTTCAATCTTTTCTGCTGGAGGTGGCTTTAATTTAGGTGGAGTGGCACTTAATCCTTTTAGTGGCTCATCCTTCTTTATATTCTTTTCTAAATTCCTAATTAATACTAAGTTATCCGCAAGTTCTTTATACTTCTTAAACTTTTCGGCCATCAATTCAGATTTGCCTTTAATGTATGTACTTGTGCCTTCGGCCTCGTTAATGTCTGCAAACCCAACTTTAGGTGCTTTTTTAATTAATTCATCATAAAGTTTAATCTGTTCTTTAAGGCGATTATTTACATCTTTTAATAAAGCCGGGTCTTTTTTAATAGCCGAATCCATTACATCATCATACATTGCTCCAGCAGCCTTGGTTGCTAAAAATGTTGCTGCTAACGTAATTAATATCTTAGCAATTCCTCCTCCAGAAAGGCTTAATGATGCAAGCGATACACTTAGTTTATTAACAAAAGAAATTAGTTGACCTATACCTAATATTATTGGGCCAATAGATATTCCAATTGCAATTAATTTAAGATTCATCTCCTTGGCCTCTGGGGTCAATTGCATGAATCTATCTTTTAATTCATTTATAAATCCAGCAAATTCTCTTAATCCACTTCCTACATTTAATTCTTGGTTTATAGCAGTTCCAATTTCGCCTAAAGCAAATTTTGCCGACTCTTGTAATTTATTAAATGAACCTTGTAATGTTTGAGATTGCCTATCGGCCATTCCAAAGAATCTACCTCCCTCACTTGTTGCGTAAATAAAAGCATCGCCAACATCCTTAACACTAATTTGACCATCGTGCATTTTCTTGGTCAATACCGCCATTGACACCCCCGTTTTATCGGCTATGGCTTGCAATGGGTTAAAGCCAGCATTAATCATTTGCCGAGCCTCTTGACCCATTAAACGACCCGCTGCATTAACTTGACCAAATGCTAAGGATAATCTACTAAACTTATCGGCATTACCTCCAGATACATCACCTAACATTTTAGTTATAGGAATAACTTGTGATGCCGTTAAACCATAACCAAGAAGTGTTTGAGCACCCTTAGTTATATCTTGAAATTGCATTGGAGATTTAATTGCTTGGTCTTTTAATTGACCTAACATTATCTTTGCCGTTTCCGCTGATCCTGTAAATACCTCAAATGAAACGGAAATTTGTTCCATTTGGGCAGATGTTTGTAATGCAGATTTACCAAGTAATAATAATGGTGCAGTTAATCCAACAGATAAAGAAGTGCCAAGAGAAGATAATGAGGAACCAATTTTAGCCATAGATGCTCCCATGGAATTTGCCATTTGGTTCCCGGCGGTGGCAGTTACGACACCAGCATCTTGCATTGCTTTTTGTAATTCTTGTAACTTCCCTTTTATGTCGGCTATATCAGCCGAAAAAATTACCTTATGTTCATTAACATTCTCTGCCATTACTTTAATGAATTAACCCATTGTTTTACTATATCATCCGAAAGATACTCTTTTTCTTTTGTTTTTTCTATACGTTTACCTATCTTGTCAGTCCACAATGGAATCAAGTCTTTAGGCTTAGGAACTTTGTCCCCACCCATTGATGCTAAGGATGCCCACATTAAGTTTCTTGTAATATCCCAATCCTCAGCCTTTCTAAATTCAAAACCATGTTCATAGTCAAGAAACTCCCCTAAGGTCATCCTTTTCCACTCCCATGGTTTCAATCCAGTTCTATAAATTCTTGTGAGGATACTACCCCACCTAATTATCTCTTTTTTTTTATTGTTGTATCTTGTGATGGTTGATCTAAATCACTTGGCATTAAGTCCTTAGTAATCCATTCAACAACATTAACAACCTTAGCTTGCATTAACCACTTGGTTGCAATCATTCTTGATGATTTAAGCTTAGTTAATAATGATTCAGCTAATTCATCATCTCCATTACAAAATAAGTGATATATGTGGCCACTAAGTAGCATATCACGAGTCATGTCAATCAACTTGCTTGGGTCGTTTTCGAACTCTTGCATATTAACCAAATCATTAAACTCGCCTCCTAATTCTTTAACATAAACATCGTTTATGCAACCAAGGGAGAAATCAAATGTGATTTTTTTGTTTTCAAATGTTATTGTACGCATTGTTTGTTTTGGTTTTGTGTTAAAAGCAAATAGGGTAGAGAAATTCCCTACCCCAAATGTAAACAAAAAAATTGAATCTCAATAGTTTATGCAGTAATCGTAGGAACTAAAGTACCTGTACCCTTTAATTTTAAATCAACGGTTGCAATTGTTTGATCACCCGATTTAATAGGCATTGATTCAATATATGCTTGACCCGTTAATACTACGTTACCAACAGTAGTGCTTAAAGTTTTAAATGCAACTGTTAATGAAGTACCAGCAAACCATGCAGCTTGGATAATATCATAAGTTGTTGTTGTTGCTGGATCAGCATAATCAACTTGAAAAGTTGTTGATAAACCCCATGACTTACGGCCCGGTATTGCCGTTGCCCAATCTCCACTATCTTTTGAAGAAGTTTCAATCATACTTGCCGATAACTCAATATCACAAGTTTGCTCGTTAATAATTTTATTTCCACCTATGAAGACCCTTAGGTCTGTACCTTGAACTAATGCCATATTATTTTTAATTTAATTGATTTAATAATTGAGAGAACAAAATTGTTTGTTCTACTTGCCAACCCGTAGGCAATTGTAATATTAATGAATTTGTTTGATATTCACAATTTATGACTTGCCAAGTAGTTAAATATTGACTAAAGCCAAAAGTATTATTAGAAGTAATAATTCTTGCAATAATTAAATTAGCAATATCATTAACTTCTTTTTTACCACCTTCATCCGAAGTATATTTTTGAATAACACATATTTCTATTGTAGCATCCCTTTGGAAGCTATCCTTACTTCTTACCCCTCTTGATAATTGATTAGATAAAACAATACATGGATAAACTGCTCCATTTGGAACAATCTCATCATATACACTAACCGCTTGACTATTATAAGTTATACCACTTAATGTTTGAAAATAAGCCTTTCGTAAATCATAAGCACAATCCCTATTTATCATTTTAGTATATTTTTCATTATTGTTTTAATCTTTCTATCAAATCCCCTTCTTGAAAGAATAAATGCACTTATTAAGTATTTCTTTTGCCTTGTACTATTAGAAGGAAAATTTGTTGTTTTAAATTTATTAGCATAATCGCTAAACTCGCTATATTCTCCACCTAAATTTAATCCGGGGCCAGTACCAAATTCTTTATAAGCTGCGTGTTTTGCGGTAAAGCCAATTTCATGTTCACGCATAGTAGATGTACCCTTTTGCTTAACATATTGACTTCGCATTAATTCTTGCTCATAAATAGGAACATCTCTAAGTGATCTCATTTCAATCATCTTAGCCTCATCATCAAGACTTCTCATAATATCATCCATCCTTTGATTAGATGCTCTTTCAAGTTTATTATAAAAAACTTTTGCTCCCGTAAATGTAACTTTAATCACTTCTTCTTGCTGCTTTAAAAGTTAAATCTTTTTTAGTAAAATCCGGGTCCATAATATTAGAGATAGCATATTCAATACCTTTTACTTCTAAAATGTCGGTTGTTCTTGGAATAAATTCGGCTCGGTATCTCATCTTTCCTTCAAAGGATTGATTTGTGCCAAAGTTGGCACTCTCAATGTTTCTAATACCGCCATAATTCCCATAGAACGAACTTGTTTCCGCAAAGTATATACTTGTGGTATAACTTGAATATGTTACCCCCGATAAACCTCCCGCACCATCGGATGTTCCCGATAGTTTTCGTTTAAATATCCCTTTAACTCTATTTAACTTATTATACATATATTGGGCGATAATGTCTAATTCTATCTTTAATAGCTTTTAAAGCTAATCTTTTATCTTCAACTTTATTATCAAAATCTACGGCTACAATATCTAATACCGCATTTCTTAAATCGGCAGGTAATGTAGTATATCCCGCAACAAAGGTAATTTTAATACCACTTGCAGAATAAGCACTAATCTTAGTTTTATCAACACTTGATGTATAAGTTAATGCGACATTATTTGCATCCGTTACCGAAGTAATAGATTGAACGGGACTATAAACCAATTCAATAGTTCCATTAATCTCCTTAAAAGATTGTCTTAATGTTTTAGTCTTTAAAGCCTTTTGAGTAAATATTTCAACTTCACGAAATGCCGATGCTAACAAATTAGTTAGTTGGGCATCATGATCAGCAAAATCTACATTTACATGATCTTTAACTTCGGCTAAAGTTATTGGAATAGCTAAAGCATCGGATGTTATTGTAACATCTAATCCTTGTGTTCTTACAGGTTCTAATTCATAAGTCATTATTTCTTCTTATAAGTAGGGTTTAATGCTTTGTCTTGTGGAGGCTCTACCGGATCGGTATTAACAATCACTTCAACATAACCTAATGAATTTAAGCTATTTGCTCTTTCGACATCGTATTGAATTATTTCACCTTCTTCGACATTTCTTGATAATACAATATCATGAAACATCTTAATACATTTTACATTTGGCATAACTTTACATTTAAAATTTTAAAAAAATAAGCCTACTGTTCACATGGGAAGTAGGCTTACATAATCATAAAATGAAAACTAAAACTATGAAGTTGCGAAAGAACCTTTTCTCATTGCAGTAGAGAAATATATTGGCATTGCAATAGACTCCTCAATACGCACCGTTACTAAGTTTTTAGTGAAGTTATCACCATCTTCGTAAGCAAATTCAGTCATGATGTTATCTTCAAATAACAATTCAGCTGCTCTGTTTAAATCAGCAGTTAAGAATGTTCCAGAAGTAACAATATCAGTTGATACGATTGGCACACCAGCGATTGACATTCTTTGTCCTAACAATAAAGCAGGATGAGAATAACCAGCACTTGACTCCTTGTTAATCAACAATTCCATTTCATCAATTGGATTAACTAAGATAACAGAAGGAGCAAATCTCGCAGCTTTCAATTGTGCAATTGAGTTAGCTAACTTATCCCAACGATTAGAAGCAATAGTTACAGTTCCAGATGGAGTGTAAGTAGATGCCGACTCATAAAGACCTGCGAAAGCAGAAGTTCCTGCATAGTCATACAAGTTAGTATCTTCGATGTCTAACAAATCATTTAACATTTGAGTAGAAACAAAAGATTGTAACCAAGTCAAACGAGATAACATTTGCTTAGAAATCTTTGCGTAAGCAGCGATAGTCTTAGGAGTTACCTCAGAGATTGTGAAATCGTAATCAACCTGTGCTTTAGAAGAACCTTCTGTTTGGATAGCAGCACCACCCTCAGAACCAGTCTTCTTAGCGAACTTGAACA